ATCAGAAAGAGTTGGCCGATCTGGAGAATACTTAGTAGCCTCGCTACTTTCTTTACACGCAGATACTGTGATGATAGTTCCACACAGCGCGGAGGCAGACATCATCTTTGATGTTGATCATAAGCTTTATAAGTGCCAGGTTAAAACACAATCTAAAATACAAAACTGTAGAGTGTCATGGATATATGATTTTAGACGTGGTGCTTATACTAAAGAAAGATTCTATACAAAAGACGCTATAGATGTTTATGCCTTGGTTGCTTTAAAACATCAAACAGTTCAGTTTATGTTTCCAGAAGGTCTAAAGCAGATAAGTTTTAAAGACGAGGATGTTCAAGCGTGGGACACGCTAAAGAATACCAAAAACCTATTTAAAGAGCTTCGATGTCAACAGACACTTTAGGTTCTTCGTAATACTTCACAGAGTTCATACCTAAAGATATTAGATACTCAGCCACCTGATGTGGTGATTTCTGTTGGTTCTCACAAAAATCCTTAAACTTTTTAGCAAGATGTTTGTTCACATATATAGGCTTTCTTCCGTTTCTTTCACTTAGAATACGATCATCAAACTCATATAAATTCATAGCTACCTCATAGTTAAAGAGAAACTTCTATTGAATAATCTCCTATTTTATTACCTTTAGCATCTGTTCCATAAACCATCTGTAGTTCAAGATCAATAAAGTGTTTGGCCTTTAACAAGTCAGTCACCCTATCCTGTTTCTCTCCTTTACTTCTGGTTATATATTTTAAACAACTACCTAAGTTATAAGACAGGTTGTTAGCATATATATAATCTATAGGTTGTATCTTGGATTGCTTGTAATGCGTTCCAGCTACTTGGTTATTGGTTGCAAGCCTATCTATTGCTTGATCCCATTCCTCTTCAGTTCCTAAGTTAGTATGTGCGTATACTGTTTTATTCATCATTAATTTCTCCCAAATTTTATTAAAATATTACTTGATAATTAGTAATAATGGTTTATTATAAACAAAAATATTAATAAAAGGGAAATTTATGGAAATATTAGAAAAGAATTTTGACATATCAAATACCATAGAGGTTGACGAACTAGCAGAGAGATGGGGAGTCAGCAAGAAAACAATCGACAATAGACGCTATAGAGGACAAGGTCCTAGCTATTTTAAGATTGGCGGTAAAATTAAATACGATCTTGATGATGTGAAAAGAATGGAAAACGACTCTTATATTTCTGTCCATGGCGCACGCTAAACTCTCACCTTCAGCAGCAAAGATATGGATGGCTTGTCCTGGCATGCCACAACTCTTAGCGAGCATGCAGGTTGAATATAAAGTAGGCATACCAGCAGCGACAGGTACATTAATTCACGAAATGGTAGAGACACTACTTAAAGGTAGATTAAACAATCTTACAATAGAAGAATACTATTTAGACACAACACATCATGTAGAAGATTTTGATATAACGGTAGACCAAGAGATGATTGATTGTGCTAATACCTATGTTAATTACATAGACAAGAGAATGATGGAGCTTGATGTTGCAAGACCATTAATAGAAGAAAAAGTTAATATGCCAGAAATACATGCAGACTTATGGGGTACAGCAGATGCAATACTCATTGGTAAAGACATGATAGAGATAATAGATCTCAAATCTGGTAAGTGGGCAGTAGAAGCAGACAACCCACAAATGCGTATCTATGCACTAGGTGCATTATCAAGATACGGAGATGACTGCACAGTTCAGATGACCATAGTACAACCAAGAGGTTGGCACAAAGACGGTCCAATTAGATCATATTCCATATCAGCTATTAACTTAGTTGAATGGGCTTATGAAACTTTAAAGCCAGCAGCCGAGGCTTGCTTTGAGGAGATACCCACATACAACTATAGCAAAGACGGATGCCGTTGGTGTAATGCTAAAGATGCTTGTGATACTTATAAACAAAACCAACAGGGAGACTGAAATGGTAAAAGAAAATAAAACTGAAAATGTTGATGAACCAACAATAAAGTTTGCGGATGATGGCAAGGAACATAAGATAAATGAAATGCCAGACAATGCAAAAGAGTTGATGGCTCGTTGGCAGGAGAAGAAACAAATCAGAGATGAGTTTATTATTAAAGCCAACAATGACATTGATGACTTAAATACTTTACTTGGTTCTTATGAGGCTCGTATGAAAAACATATTAGAGCCAGCAGAAGATGAACCTAAGATTGAGGTGCAATAATGTCGTTAGCTAATATTAGGCAAAAGGCAAAACTTAAACCACCAATCATAGTTTTATATGGTCCTGGTGGAATTGGTAAAACATCTTTTGGCGCAACAATGAACAAACCAATCATAGTGCAAGCAGAAGATGGCATTGGTAAGATTGAGTGTCCTCACTTTCCTGTAGCTAAAACATATACAGAATTAGAGGGAAACTTAAAGTCTTTAATAGAAGAAGATAGCGAATTTAAAACTGTCATTGTAGATAGTTTAGATTGGTTAGAAACTTTAATGCACGATTATGTTTGTGAAAAGAATGGTTGGCCAGATATCAGCTCACCAGCATACGGAAAAGGCTATGCCGCTTGTTTAGAGGTATGGAAAGAGTATCTTTCTTTACTAAATCAGTTGCGAGACAAAGGCTTTACTGTCTTACAGATTGCACATAATGAAGTAAGAAGATACGAAGATCCATCAAGCGAACCACATGATCGCCATCAAATTAAGTTGCACAGAAAAGCAGCTGACTTGGTTATAGAACACAGTGACGCAGTATTCTTTGCTAATTACAAGATAGGTACTATCCAGGTAAAAGGTAAGGGCGGTGGAATGACTACTAAACTTAAGCAAGGAGATAGAACTATCTTTACGCAAGAGACACCTGGCTTTCAAGCTAAGAATAGATTTGGTCTTGATAATGAAATGCCGTTCGAATGGCAAGCCATTAGGGAGCAGATGTTGAAGTGATTGATACTAAAGAACTTAACGAACACTTTTGCGATGATGAACCGCAATACGATGAAGATGGATTTTGTCGTCATTGTGGAGCAAAAGAGGATGAGTGTTCACAATATAAATGTTGGATTTAAAAAGGAGTAAAAAATGGATTTAACAAATTTTAATGTAGATGCCTCTAACGAAGGCAAGTCGGCAGTTGAGCCAGGTAGACATGTTCTGCATTGGCAAGGCGAAGAAGAAGCCTTGGTAGAAGGTAGAAACGGATGGCGTGGGTGCAAGATGTATTTTGAAATCGATGGTAGTAGCATCAGATTGAATCATACATTTACTGTTGGCCACGATAATCCTAAGTATGTGGATAGTGGCGTTAAGTCAATGCTACTTATGGCGCAAGCGATGGGATTGAAAGAACCACCAAAAGATACATCTACTGCCTTTATGGGTAAAAGTGTATCAGCTGAATTAGTTAAAGATGACAATGGTTATCTAAAGATTAATGAGGACTGGGGTAAGACTTGGCAACCCACTAATAAAAAGCCAGAACCTGTTGATGACAATATTAAAACAGGACCATCGGAATCTGATTTAGCGGCTATGGGTGCAACCACCGTTGATGATGACGATGCACCATTTTAATTTTGATGGTAATAATAGGCCTACGCTGTGTGCATATTGTAAAGCACCAGCTGGGCCGTTTTTAAGAAAAGATGGAGAACACTGGCTTGGAGCGTGCTGTATGGCTCATTTAAAAAAGATTGGGGAGGGAGAAAGACTACCCAACAAAGCACAACTGAATGATACAGGGATAGAATATTCCATAGCACAAACCAAAGATATTTATTTAGAACTAGCAGGAAAGGAAGATCAGAAACCATTGCATAAATGGGATAGAGATAACAGGAAAAGGATCTTCACAACTATTGTTAGGGAATATCTAAACTGGGCGAATGTGCAAGCGCAGTTAGATGATGAGAGAGCTGCAAATGGATTTAACAAAGTACCTGAAAAAGGACATACTCTATAACGACCTTGGTTTTAGTACAGGTAAGAGTACACATGATTTAATAAACGAGATGCAAGCACAGGGATTGCTTGTAGACTTCTTAGAAATTACTGGCGAAATAATCAGAGTACCAGTAAAAGCAATAGGTGGTAAACCAGATACAGGCGGTCAGAAGTCTGGGTATTATGCTATTAACCAAGTAGGCGGACACATGTTCTGCACTTATGGTAATTGGAAAACTGGTTTTGAGGGCAAGTGGTCAAGCATAGATACTAACCAACTTAGTATTGTAGATAGACAAGAACTACAAAAACAAATGGAAGAGGCTAGTGCTAAGTCGCGTGCAGAAAGGAAGCAAAGACAAGATGAAGTTGCAGTTGAGGTGCAGGAAAAATTTAAGATTTGCCACGAAGCCATCGACCATGAATATCTCACGAATAAAAAAGTTAAAAGTTATGGGTTGAAGCAATTAAATGGTAGGTTAATTGTTCCTGTATATAATACTACAGGACAGATTCGTTCTCTACAGTACATAGATAAAAAAGGCGAAAAAAGATTCGCTTCCGCCTCAGAAATCAAAGGTAATATATTTTTAATCGGTACTACCTTACAAGATCTAAACAATATAGAAAAACTTATTTTAGTTGAAGGCTACTCAACTGCCGCTTCAGTATATGAAGCTACCCAAATTCCTGTAGCCTGCGTTTTTAGTGCTAACTTTTTGTTAGATGCAGCCACTAAAACTCGTAGGCTCACAGGTGCTAGATTTATTCTTGCACTTGATAATGATGAAAGCGGAGTGGGAGAGAAAAAGGCGCAAGAGTGCGCGAGTGCTGTGGTTAATAGTGCGGTGCGATTACCTAGTGAAGTTGGCGATTATAACGACCTGTATTTAAAACATGGTTTAGATAAAGTTAGAGCTGAACTAATAGATCATAAGCTAGGAATACAAAAATATGCGATTCGTAATCTTGTAGGTAAGCCAGAGCCACAAAAGTTTTTAGTTGATGGTCTCATTCCTATTGGTAAGCCTGGAATACTTGCCGCAGTTGGTGGCGTGGGTAAGTCGCTGAGTGTCATACAGTTAGCATTATCTGTGGCGTGCGGAGGCAGGTGGTGGGGGAAAGATGTGAAAGAGCGTGGCAATACTGTTATATTTTGTGCGGAAGATGATTTAATGGAAATACATAGACGACTAGACTTGCTGGACCCTAACGGCAAGCGATTTAGCTCTGTATATGAAGTCTATGTATTTCCTGTCCCTGAACAAAAAGAACCAATGATACTGTTAAGAGAAGAAGGTATAACACCTATAGCGCAGGAGTTAGTAGAGGAATTACAAGCCATACCAAATTTAAAGTTAGTTTGTTTTGATCCTCTCCAAGCATTTACAACAGGCAATGTTTCTAGCAGTAATGAAGCTGGCCAACTCTGGGGAAGTTATTGTGCAAACATTAGCGCCAGACTTGGTTGTTCTACCCTTACTATTCATCATCTTAATAAAGGTGCTTTAGCGAACGATAGCGATGATGCTATGAGCCATAGAGCAGAGATTCGTGGTGCAAGTAGTATTACCGACAGCGTGCGGTGGGCGATAGCTATGTGGTTGGCGAGCGTGGAAGATTGTGAGCGTATATGTGAAGAACAGCGCGTGACCTATGAAAGAATGAGTGTAGTTAAAGCCGCTCTTGTTAAATCTAATTCTGGCAATGTTGATTACTCTACCAAAACATTATTTAGAAAGAATGGCGTACTTGAACCACTAGAAGAATTACAAAATCCTATGAATTTATATGACCAATTTTAAAAGGAGAGAACTATGAACGTATTAAGTTTATTTGACGGAATGAGTTGTGGCAGGATTGCTTTAGAGCGTCTTGGCATACCAGTAGATAATTATTATGCAAGTGAAATAGATAAGTATGCTATCCAAGTAAGCCAAGCTAATTACCCAGATATTATACAAGTTGGTGATGTAACTGAATTAGATACATCAACACTACCAAAGATTGATTTGATTATGGGTGGTAGTCCATGTCAAGGATTTAGTTTCGCTGGTAAACAATTAGCTTTTGATGACCCAAGATCTGCATTGTTCTTTGAGTTTGTTAGATGTGTAAAAGAGTTACAGCCAAAATATTTTTTATTAGAAAATGTAAGAATGAAAAAAGAATACTTAGATGTTATATCTGAATACATGGGTGTTGAGCCAATAATGATTAATTCAGCGTTAGTATCAGCACAAAATAGAGTTAGATACTATTGGACTAATATACCTGA